GCTTGGTCAAATTCACGCTTTAACGAGTGAAGACATAACAAGTGGCATTTCAACGATTGATAAAGGAACACTTGGCCAAGTTCATGCTTTAATTAGTGAATACATAATAAGCGGCATTTCAACGATTGACGAATCAACGCTCGGTCAAGTTCACGCTTTAACAAGTGAAAACATAACAAGCGGCATTTCAACGATTGATGAAGCAACGCTCGGTCAAATTCACGCTTTAACGAGTGAAGACATAACAAGTGGGATTTCAACGATTGACGAAGCAACACTTGGTCAAATTCACGCTTTAACGAGTGAAGACATAACAAGTGGCATTTCAACGATTGACGAAGCAATACTTGGTCAAATTCACGCTTTAACGAGTGAAGACTTAACAAGTGGCATTTCAACGATTGACAAAGCAACGTCTAATCAAATTGTCATCTTAGAATCAAAGGATATTTTGTCTGGAGAGCCAATAATTGAATTGGCAAATCTTTCAGAAAAAAACGATGTTTTAACAAGTAAAGATATAATAAGTGGCGTTTCAACGATTGATGAAGCAATACTCAATCAAATTGTCATCTTAGAATCAAAGGATATTTTGTCTGGAGAGCCAACGATTGACAAATCAACACTTGGTCAAGTTCACGCTTTAACAAGTGAAGACATAACGAGTGGCGTTCCAATAATTTATCGACCAACAATTGCAGAAGAAGGAATTCTTTTATCAAAAGATTTATATTCCGCATCTCCAATAATTGAAAAGTCAGTAATTGGTCAAACGCATGATTTAGTAAGTAGCAATATATTATCTAGTAATCAAATTATTGAAAAACCATTTATTGGTCAAGTTCATGCTTTAGAAAATAAAGATATAATAAGCGGAACTCCAATAATTACCAAACCAATATCAAATTTGGGTGTCGTCTTAGAATCGAAGGATATTTTGTCCGGAGAGCCAAGGATTGACAAATCAACACTTGTCCAAGTTCACGCTTTAACAAGCGAAGACATAACAAGTGGGGTTCCGACAATTGACAAATCGGTTTTTAATGAAAAAAGCGTCTTATTTACTAAAGATATTTTGAATGAAAATTTGGTAATTGAAAAAACATTTTTGGGTCAAATTCATAAGTTAATTCTTGAAAATATTAGCATTGAATCGTCGAAAATTGAACTGCCAAGTTTTGGTCAAAATCACAATTTAGAAAATGAAGACATAACTGTTGGAATTCCAAATATTGAATATCCAGTTGCTTCTCAAAAAGCAGGTCTTGCCGAATTAACGTCAAAAGACATTGTTTCTGGTATTTCAATAATTGAAAAAGCGATAATTGGTCAAATTAATAATTTGTCTATTATTAAAATTACAAATGGTGTTCCAAATATTGATAAATCGATAATTCGAGAAAGATCAAATCTATTAATAAATGATATAGTTTGTGGAATTCCAAATATCGATATACCAAGTTTGAAATCAAAGTATAATCTTGAAAGTACGAATTTACTTTTGGAAGCACCAACATTTGAACCGCCAACAATTACTCAAATTCATGCTTTAGTTATTTTGGGTATTTTAACTGGAATTCCATTAATTGGATTTCCTTGGCTATTAACTTCGAGATATATAGAACCAACTCGAACTTTAATGATCCATAAAGAAGTACGAACTCTGTATATCTTTGGGGAAATAAGAACACTGTCAATTATAGCGGAACCAAGAGTTATTGAAGCTGAATCTGAAATTGAAAATTCAACTTTAATTATAACTCCCGAAATACGAACGCTATACATTGATCAATAGAAGGAGATAAAATGTCATTAAATGTAATGCCAAAAAAAGATAAAGATTCAAAATTAGATTACTTCTTTGATTGGAAGACTGAAAATTGGTTGCAAGAAAATGAAACAATAACTTCGTATGAAATTACAATTACGCCAGATGAGGGTTTAATACTTGAAGATAGTTATGAATTGGAAGGTATTGTAACTGTTTGGTTAAGTGGTGGAGTTCCAGAATCTTGGTATACTGTTGCTTGCAAAATTACAACAAGTAATTCTCCCCCCAGAATTGATGAACGAAATATGAAAATTAAAGTCGTTTCAGATCTGTAAGTATATAGTATCCGTGAAGCCTCTATCCGAAGGATATGCGCAACTGCACGAGATCCGCCGACTGGTAGTGCACGCCAATGCTCGGCTCGGGGGCGTTCTTTATAAAAGGGCGTCCCCGTTTTAACTAATCAAAATGGAAGTAAGTTTAATTGAAAGGAGGTATTAATTTGAGATCAAAAGAAGAAATACAAAAAGAATACGATGAAGTTTATCGGAAAAAACCAGATAAGTGGGGAACACCAGATAGAAGTGATTTTATGGTTAAAATGCTTGAACCGTTTATACCAAATCCAGAAAATGTTATTGACATTGGATGCGGGAATGGAATTGCTTTAGAGAATTATAGACGATATAAACCGAATGCAAATTTATATGGAATTGATCCTTCGATTGAAGGACTTAGACTTTCTAAAGAAAGAGTTCCAGACGGGCATTTTACAACAGAAGATGAATTCGAAGATATTAAAAAATTTGATTTAGTTTTTTGTCTTGGGGTTGCCGAACATGTTGAAGATCTTCCTAATTTTTTAAAAAGTTTAAAAGATAAAACAAAAGAAGGTGGTTTTTGTTATTTCGAAGTTCCTCATAATTTGGTGTATTCAAAAGGTCCAGAAACATTTAGAAGATTAACTGTTGGTAGTAAACAAATAGAATGGCATCTTAAAAGAAATGCTTGGGAGGCTTTATTAATTAAGGCTGGATTTAAAATTGTAAAACGAATTAGAGGGGAAAACGTTACTTGGGAATTTATTTGGATTCTTAAATAATGAAATATTTTATAACACTTCATCAACATAAAGGAAACGCAATTGACAATGCGTTAAGAAATAATGGGTGGTTATTTAGACATAAAAATGTAGACATTGCATTATTTGATCATCATATTAATAGATCAAAACCAGAAGAAGGTCGTGCAATTGTAAGTCAATATTTTCAAGAAGGAGCGACTATTATTACATATCCTCATGGAGCAACAGGTGCTTGGTGGATGGATAGTGATTTACATCCGCCAGACAAAAGAGTATTTGCAAATCTTGTTATCGGAGAAGGTCATAAATATGTTGAGGAAATTACACAACCTCATTTAGAACATTATATAATTGGGTGGAGTTATTGTCCAATAAAAGAATTTCAAAAACCAGAAAAAATTAAAAAAATTTTATTTGCTCCCATTCATGCTTCTCTTAAAGGAAATAAACTTCGAGAAGAATGTATGGATATTAATACAAGAGTTTTTAAATCTTTACTTGAATTGCCAAGAGAATATGTAATTATTGTAAGACATTTAAATCCATTAAATGTAATTGGTTTGTGGAATAATTCAAGAGTACGATATAATTTCGCAAAGCCAGATGGTTCATATTCTGATATAGATAATTGTGATTTAATAATTTCAGAAGGAACATTTATGTATCTTTCTGTCGCAAGAGGAAAACCAACAATTGGAATGAGTCAGCATATTCAAGTAAGACCAAACGAATCCGATAAAGATTTCAAATTAAAAAATTGGGATAAGTATAAAGATTATATGGCATACCCATTAGATTTTGATGATGCCCCATTAAATGATCTTATTACTGAGGCAGTTTCTAAAGAACAAAGCGATTGGAAAAAATTATTTATTGGTAATGAAATGAATGGGGAAAATTTATCAAATTTATTAAAAGAATTAAGAGAAAAAGATATTTCTAATAAAAAAATAAAGGAGTTATAAAAATGTTAGAACATGTTTTAAGTTTGTTAGCGGGTTTGGCAGGTTTGGGGGGTTTTATTTCAGTTTTGGTTAATCTTCTCAAACTTGTTGGTGTTGTTAAAGATGGTACAAGTGAGAAGTGGGTTCAGGGTTTAAATTTTGCCGCATTTGTAATTGTTTCTGTTATTTATTTTGCAAACATTACCGTAAATTGGGGCGAAGTTGATTCTCTTTTAGTAATTCTGTCAACGTTTATTGGTTTCGTTTTACAAATATTTGGTAGCAAATTAACATATGCTGCTACTAAAGGAATGCCAGTTATTGGGTATTCTTTTTCAAAAGAATAAATTAGTTTATTAGTATTTTGTTGTTTAGAGGCTTTCTTTAAGAAAGCCTCTAAAAATCTTCAACAAATAGGAGAGTTCCTTTGATAGATAATTTAATAAGAGAAGTTCTCGAAGGAGAAGGAAATGCTCAAGAAAAACTTCGTAGAATTTATGGAAAAGATCTTGGTTATCATAATGCTGCAAAATATTTGGCGGGAATTAGGTTGCATATTGAGACTATAAAAAGATTAGAAAAGAACATTGCCGATTTATCCGATGAATCTCAAGAAATTAGTTTTAACAAGGATAAAACTCAAACAATAAAAAAAGATATTTACTTAACTCCAGATGAGGCAGTCAGTCCAGTAAGAATAATGCAAAAAATGGGATTTGATCCTATTTTATGGGAAGTTGTAACTTGTAAAGTAACAGAAGGAAATTGGGATGTTACTATGAAATTAGTTGATTCTTATCTTGAAAAAGGAAAAGTAATAAAAAAATCAGAACCACTAACAGTTACAAATAAAAAGTATTCTGTGGTATTAACGGTTAAGCCTCTTGTTGGAAATTTATCATTTCCTCAAGTTTTAGAAGCTTTTAAAGATTTAAAACCAATAGAAATACAAAAGCATGAGTATAAAAGTTTTACATCTAATAAAGGTCTTTTATTTGAACTTCCAATAATGGATTTTCATCTTGGGAAATTAGCATGGGCAGAAGAAAGCGGGGTAGAATATGATTTAAAAATTGCTGAAAAATTATGGCGAAAAACAATAAATGATTTAATCATAAAAGCAACCAATTTTGGAGAAATTGAAGAAATTTTATTTCCAATTGGTCAAGACTTTTTTCATTTCGATACTCCAAGAGTTACAACAACTGCTGGAACGCAACTTGATACTGATACTAGATGGCAAAAAATGTTTCGAAAAGGCATTGAATTGTTAGTTTGGACCATTGAAGAACTTGTAAAAATTGCTCCTATTAAAATTTTATGGATTCCTGGAAATCATGATCAAATGCTTAGTTATGCCGCAGTTGTTGGAATCTATCAAAGATATTCAGAAACAAAGAACATTACTATTGATCTGTCGTCCGCTCCAAGAAAATATATTTTGTTTGGTAAAAATTTAATCGGATATTCTCATGGAGAAAAAGAGGGAAAAAGATTGCAGGGTCTTATGCAAGTTGAGGCTCCAGAACTTTGGGGAAAATCTATATTTAGAGAGTTTCACATGGGGCATTTGCATACGGAAATGACAATAACCAATAACGGGATTATATTTAGAAGAATAAGTTCTATAACCGCAAGCGATGCTTGGCATGCTGAAAATGGTTTTCTTGGGAGCACAAGACAAGCACAAGCATTTATGTGGCATAAAGAACTTGGTTTACAAGCAATATTTAATAGTAATGTTAGAGAAAGTTAAAAGAAAGGAGGCGCATACATGATTTTAGTTGATGAAAATCGAAACATTATACAACATTATGGCGTTCTTGGAATGAAATGGGGTGTTAGAAAATCGGAATATGAAAGTTTGCGAAACAAAGCAGAAAATGTTTATAAAACCCAATCTTCTGTAAAAAATAATATCCCACGGGCAGATCTTAAATCAGCTTTATGGCTGTCAAAAACAACAAGCCAAAAAGTATTTTCAACAGCATTTAGTGCGTCTGTAAATGCATTAGTAAGTTATAATTTAACTAAGGCGCTCAACCCATCTGCTTTAAGTGATCCTAAAAAATTAGTTAAAACAATTGGTCTTAATGCTGTAAAAAAAGCAGCAATAATGGCGGTCTCAAAAGAAATAGCCTCTAAAAGTGCAATGAAACGGTATACAGATTCTGGACAAAAAGATATGTCTAAAAAACAATATAAACATATTTCTCCAGAACAGATTGGTGAAAAAGCTTTTGGTTTAGCGTTGCGTGTAGCTCCGCTTGTAATAAAGGCTGGAACAATTGGCGTTAAATCTGCGTATGTTAAAAAAATGGAAAATAAAGCAAGAGTTGATTCCTGGGGAAATAGATTACTTAATGCACCCGGAAAAGGATCCACCATGCATACAATTTTTGACGATGGTTATATGTCGATTTTGGAAAAGATAGGAAGTTAATATGGGCATATCAAACACGGCAACTCCAAAGTATTATAAACAATTTAGAGAGTCCGTGTTACAAGGTCAAATACCTGTTTGTAAAGAAATTGCAATGGAAATGAATCGGATTGATGATTTAATTAAGAACCCATCAATTTACTATGATATCGATGCTGTTGAAGGTTTTATTGATTTCTGTGAAACAGAATTAACATTGACCGATGGTGCAGATTTACATTTATTAGATACTTTTAAACTTTGGGCAGAACAAATCTTTGGTTGGTATTACTTTATAGAAAGAAGCGTTTATGAACCAAACCCTCAAGGTAATGGGGGTCACTATGTTACTCGAATGATAAAAAAAAGACTAATTAACAAACAGTATTTGATTGTTGCACGCGGAGCCGCAAAATCAATGTATGCAAGTTGTATACAAAATTACTTTTTAAATGTTGATACGTCAACAACCCACCAAGTAACAACGGCACCAACTATGAAGCAAAGTGAAGAAGTTCTTTCGCCAATTAGAACTGCAATTACTCGTGCTCGAGGTCCACTATTTAAATTTCTAACAGAGGGATCAATTCAAAACACAACTGGTAGTCGGGCCAATAGAGTAAAGCTTGCTTCTACTAAAAAGGGAATTGAAAACTTTTTAACTGGTTCTTTACTCGAAATTCGTCCAATGGCTATTGATAAGCTTCAAGGTCTTCGTCCAAAAATCACAACAATTGATGAGTGGCTTTCTGGAGATATTAGAGAAGACATTGTTGGCGCAATAGAACAGGGAGCAAGCAAACTTGACGACTATCTTATAATTGCAGTTAGTTCAGAAGGCACTGTTCGCAATAGTAGTGGCGACACAATCAAAATGGAATTAATGGACATTTTGCGAGGAGATTATATAAATCCACACGTTTCTATTTGGTATTATCGTTTAGATAATATTGATGAAGTTGCTGAACCAGAAATGTGGCTAAAAGCCAATCCAAATATTGGAAAGACCGTTACTTATGAAGCATATCAATTAGATGTTGAAAGAGCAGAAAAAGCACCGGCAACAAGAAATGATATTCTTGCAAAAAGATTCGGATTGCCGATGGAAGGTTATACATATTTCTTTACTTATGAAGAAACCCTTCCCCATAGAAAAAGAGATTTTTGGTCTATGCCTTGCTCGCTTGGTGCAGATTTGTCTCAAGGAGATGACTTTTGTGCTTTTACTTTTGCTTTCCCTCTTCCAAGAGGAGAATTCGGAATTAAAACTCGTTGTTATATATCAAGTTTAACATTAATGAAACTTCCTGGAGCTATGAGAATTAAATATGATCAATTTATTGAAGAAGGATCACTAATGGTTCTCGATGGGGCCGTATTAGATATGATGGATGTTTATGACGATCTTGATAGATTTATTCAAGATTCTCAGTATGATGTCCGTACATTTGGATTTGACCCATATAATGCAAGAGAGTTTGTTGAAAGATGGGAAAAAGAAAACGGTCCTTATGGAATTGAAAAAGTTATTCAAGGAGCCAAAACAGAATCGGTACCTCTTGGGGAATTGAAAAAATTAAGCGAAGAACGCATGTTGATATTTGATCAAGAATTATTTGCTTTTACAATGGGCAATTGTGTTACAATGGAAGATACAAATGGTAATAGAAAATTATTAAAAAAGAGATATGCGGAAAAAATAGATTCTGTTGCCGCATTGCTTGATGCATATGTTGCATATAAATTAAATAAAGAAGCGTTCGAATAATTCCAATAGGAGGTGTAATTTGAATAAAGTAATAATTACTAATAAAAATGAAACGGAAAAAGAAGAATTAATGCATTATGGCGTTCTTGGAATGAAATGGGGAGTTAGGAAAGATAATTCAGATAATTCAGATAAAATTTCTCGGCATACTCAAAGATTAGTAAAAAAAGATGTACAACGCTATGCCGATGCAAAGATGTTTTATGGACAAGGAGCAGGAACTAGAAGGAAATTGTTAAAAGCCGAACTAGAGAATAAAAGAACAAAGATTCCCGGTTATGCAAAAGCTTTTGATGCGCAAGTCAATAATGCTAATTATGCAAAATCGGCCGTAAAGGCAAAACGAGAAAGAACTAGAAAAGATACTGCTTATCGAGCTAGAGTTTCAACTAAGCAATTTTTTGGTATTACTGGATCTTTAACAGTAACTGCAGCCAGCGCATTATATTTTGCGAATAAACAAGCAGTCGATGCATTTGTTATGGCAAGAGTAAAAGATGTAGTTACAAAACTTCGTCCTTAGAAGGAGAACAATATACCAAATAAAGTAATTATAGATAATAAAGAAGCATTTGAATAGGAGATAATATGGCAAATAAAGTTATTGTAAAAAGTAAGAAAGTTGAAGAAGTTAATGGCAAGGATGGAGTAGAATTACGTCGTTTAAATGCTATTCTTAAACATAAAGATGTTTCCGAAGAAGAATTAATGCATTATGGTGTTATGGGAATGAAATGGGGAGTTAGAAAGGGATCGTCTGAATCATCTTCAGGTGGAAGTAAAGGTGGCGGTCTAAAGCGTTTGGCTGATAAAATTTTTTGGACTAAAGAAGATGAAAAGAATTGGCAAGATGCAACGAAAGGAATCTCTACTCTTAAAAAGGTTGGTATTGAAGCGCTTCTTGGCCGTTATTATGGAACCAAAGCAATAAATGCAGCAAGAGCAGCAAAAGCAAAAGGAGCCGATCCAAAAGAAATTGTGAAAAAAGAAACAAAGGCTTTAAGAAAAAAGATTGCATTAGATTTTAGTAAAAGATCGGATGCAGAATTAGCTGCCCACGAAGCCGAATTTAGAGCAAAATATCCTAAAGCAGTAGGCCTTGCGGCACTTAAACGAGGCTTGACCAGTAAAGAGGGTAGAGCGAAAAATCTAGAAATGGGAAAAGTATATTCCGACATGTTAAGCAAACGCATGGAAAAAATGCTTAATGAAGTAGCAGGAGATAATTTAGCCGGGACCAAGTACAAAATCAAATCCGTACAAGGCTCAGATGATTGGCTTCCCACTTTTGAAATAACCGCCGATGATTAACAGGAGGTATTATGTCTAAATCATGGAAAGTTGTTATTGAACGCGATGATGACGGATTTGTAAAAAGCATCAGTCTTCCGGAGGATTTTGCTGAAGTAAGTGATGAAGAACTTTCTTTTCTGGATGAAGAATCTGAATTAAAGCATTATGGTGTTCTGGGAATGAAATGGGGAGTTAGGAAATCGGCGTCTGAGAATTTATCTACAAAAAGAAAAAGAGCAAAAGCATATTTTAATCGAAGAACAATATCTGATCAAGAGTTATCGTCTACAATTAAACGTTTAGAGATGGAAAAAAAACTCAAAACATTGGTGGTAGAAGATCTTACTCCCGGAAGATATGCTATAAATAATCTTCTTTCTAAATATGGTGGAATGGCCGCAGGGGCAGCAGCCGGAGCATTCGGAGCCGCTGTAATTAAAGAAGTTTTAAAGAAACAGGGGATTGGAGGTTAAATATGAAGTTATGGCCTACTTAATAAAGCATCATGGAATTATTGGAATGAAGTGGGGAGTAAGACGATATCAAAACTCTGATGGGTCATTAACCCCAAGAGGAATCGCTCGACTTGAAAAAAAAGATAAAAAATGGGTTAAGACAAAGGGCGAAAAAATAAAAGTAAAAACCCAAGCCGCAATTTCAAATGATATGAAAAATTTTGTAAATAATGAACTTAATCCTCGGTTTAAAACTAATGGAAAACTTACTTCAAGTACAATTCTCAATTATAATAATAAAATGGCTGAACTTATGAATAATCGGATTGGAGATATTTTAACTCCATCGGGAAAAGTTCTGCGATTTGTTGCAATGCGAGGAAACATCGGAGTTTATACGGCATATGCAGATGCTGGATATGATATGAGAAATGTAAAAACCGGAGTTTTTTCAAGTGGAAAAGTAGGTTATAAAAATGTTAATTTAATGAAAGAAGGAGGATAAGTGCATGGCAGATACAATAGGGAATCGATTAAGAAGTGCTTGGAATGCTCTTAGATCAACGACTAATGATGAGATATATACATATAAAGATCTTGGATATCAGTCGTCCATAAGTCCAACCCAGCCAAGATTAACTGGTGGCAACGAACGGTCAATAGTAACTGCTATTTATAATAGGATTGCTCTTGATGTTTCTTCTTTTGATTTAAATCACGTTCGTGTTGATGAAAATAATAGATATGTCGAAACATTAAAAAGTGGACTACAAAATTGTTTAACCATTGAGGCAAACAAAGATCAAACCGGAAGAGCATTTATTCACGATGTTGTTTTAAGCATGTTTGATGAAGGGGTCGTTGCTATAGTGCCAGTAGATACTACAATTTCTCCAATAGTTTCTGGTTCATATGATATTCTTTCATTAAGAACTGGAAGAATTATAAGTTGGTATCCGGATTATGTTAGGGTTGATTTATATGATGATAAAAAGGGAATACGAGAAGAAGTAGTTTTACCGAAATCAATCGTTGCCATTGTCGAAAATCCTTTTTATGCAATAATGAATGAACCAAATGGAACACTTCGTAGACTTATTAGAAAATTAATATTATTAGATGCAATTGACGAACAAAGTGGAAGTGGAAAACTCGATCTAATTATTCAATTGCCATATATAGTTAAAACTGAAGCTCGTCAAAAACAAGCAGAAGAAAGAAGACTTGCTATTGAAAGGCAACTAAGTGGAAGTAGATATGGCATTGCATATACAGATGGAACGGAAAGAATAACGCAATTAAATCGTCCTTCGGAAAATAATTTATTAGCACAAATTACTTATTTAACTCAAATGTTATATAGTCAACTTGGAGTTTCCGAAGAAGTATTTTCTGGTAAAGCAAATGCACCAACAATGTTAAATTATTATAATCGAACGGTCGAACCAATTGTAACATCTTTGCTCGAAGAAATGCGTCGTAAGTTTTTGACAAAAACAGCAAGAACTCAGGGGCAAACACTGATGGGATTTAAAGATGTTCTTAGATTAGTTCCAGCAAATGAAATGGCCGAAATGGCCGATGGTTTTACACGTAATGAAATTCTTACATCTAATGAGATACGTTCTGTTCTTGGTTTTAAACCATCAACTTCTCCAGATGCAGATGTATTACGCAATAAAAACATGCCAATTGATCAGCAGCCGTTCCAAGGTTTACAAGAAGAACCAGAAGAAACCGTTTATGATGATCCTTTTGTTTAAGATACAAATTGGGATCCTAGGTATAATGAAATCAAAATAGAAGGAGATTTTAAATATGAAAAAAGACATTAAGTATGATTTTAGTGGCTATGCTACTAAAGTTGGTCTTAAATGCAGCGACGGAAGAACAATTCTTCCAGATGCATTTCAAGAAAATGATGGGCAAGTGGTGCCATTAGTTTGGCAACATTTGCATAATGAACCAGCAAATATTTTAGGTCATGCCTTGCTGGAAAACCGTAAAGATGGAGTTTATGCATATTGTTCACTTAATGAATCTTCTGCGGCAAAAGATGCAAGAGAAGCAATTAAACATGGTGATATTAAAGCCCTTTCAATTTATGCAAATTCATTAGTTGAAAAGGGTAAAAATGTTGTTCATGGAATGATTCGTGAAGTTAGTCTTGTTATTGCCGGAGCAAATGCTGGGGCATTTATTGATAATTTGGCGTTTCAACATGGGGACGGATCGATCGTAGAAGATGAAACCGAAGCGATTATATCTGCCGATTCAGATCTTGAAGTTTTTCATGCTGAAGCAGCAGAAGAAGAAGAAGGCGAAGAAGGTGAAGAAACAATTGCTGATGTTTTTGAAACTCTTAGTGAAAAACAAAAAACAGTTGTTTATGCAATGATCGCAGAAGCACTTCAAACTCAATCCGAGAATGAAGAAGAAGAAGAAGAAGAAGTAAAACAATCATCAATTAATGAAGGAGATTCAGATATGAAAAAAAATGTTTTCGATAACTCTAATACAAAGGAAGGTAATAATATTATGAAACATGATGCTTTAACCCGTACCGAACTTAAAGAAATTTTGGAAGATGCTCGTCGTTCCCAATCATCTTTAAAAAATGCATTTTTGGCGCATGGTTTTGATACCATTGCCGATGCATATATGTCATATCAGGGCGATGCCGAAGATAAAACTCTTCAACATTCAATTACTGATATTGGATATTTATTCCCAGATCATAAGGCTACTTCTGCAACTCCGCAGATGCTTGCTCGTAAATCCGAGTGGGTTAAGAGCGTTTTTGATGCTGCAAAACACATCCCATTTGCTCGAATTAAGACTTTGGTTGCCGATGTAACTGCAGACGAAGCTCGTGCCCGGGGTTATATTACTGGTAATGAAAAGGCAGAAGAAGTCTTTGCATTGCTAAAACGCACCACCGATCCACAAACTGTTTATAAGAAACAGAAAATCGATCGCGATGATTTGATTGATATCACCGATTTCGATGTTGTTGTTTGGCTTCGCAATGAAATGCGCATGATGCTCGAAGAAGAGCTTGCCCGTGCAATTCTTGTTGGTGATGGTCGTTCAATTTCGAGCGACGACAAAATCGTCGAAACTAAGATTCGTCCAATTGCTACCGATGTTGCTCTTTATACTGTCCCAGTTGTTGTCAAAGCAACTTCTCCCGCAACTGAACCCACAACTTCAGAATTAATTGATGGGATTATTCGTGCTCGCAAAGATTATCGTGGAACCGGTATTCCAAGTTTCTTTACCAACTCCGATACTCTTAGCGATATGCTGCTTTTAAAGGATAGCCTTGGTCGTCGGATTCACAATACTATTTCCGATTTGGCTGCTGCTCTTCGTGTTAAAGAAATCGTTGAAGTTCCAGCAATGGAAACAATTGTCAATCCAGACACATCTGTCGTTGATTATAGCACTCTCGTGGGTGTTATTGTTAATATGGCTGATTATTCAGTTGGTGCCGATAAGGGTGGTGCGGTTACTATGATGGATGATTTCGATATTGATTTCAATCAGTATAAGTATTTGATTGAAACTCGTATTTCGGGCGCTTTAACTGTTCCACATGCTGCTTTGGCTATTTGGGCAGAAGGCGTTGAACCAGAGACCAGTCCTTCCGCATAATTTAATTTTTTAGGAGATATTTATGAGTAAATTTTATGGACCGATAGGTTATATTACACAAAAAGAAATATCTCCGGGAGTATGGGATGATGTTGTTGTAGAACGCTCATATCGAGGAGATATTCTTCAAAATATTCGAAGATGGGATTCGACAGATCAAAAAAATGATAATCTAACAATTTCGAATAGGATTTCATTAATTGCCGATCCGTTTGCTTATGAGAATTTTTCTACAATGCGATATGTTACTTGGATGGGTGTTCGTTGGAAAGTAAATAGTATTGAAATCCAACGACCCCGTTTAATTTTAACATTGGGAGAAGTTTATAATGGATGAATTAGAAAAAGCCAAAAGACTTGAATTACATCAAATGCTGGTTGAATTAATTGCTCCAAATAAAGTATATTTTCAGCCACCTTCTTCTATCAGACTTACTTATCCCTGTATTATTTATGAACTGGATTCCATTGATATAAACTATGCCAACTCAATAAAATATAAAAATAAAAAAGTATATTCGTTGACGGTTATAGATCAAGATCCAGATTCATCGATTCCGATTCAAGTTTTAGGGTTAGATTATTGTAGTTTTAACCAATATTTTGCATCGGATAATTTAAATCATTATGTTTTTACACTATATTACTAATTTTTAAGGAGATAAAATTATGGCAGAACTTGTTTGGGATGGGACCGGAGAACGTTTATACGAAACCGGTATTAGTAATGGGGTTTTATATGTTCAAGACGAACATGGAGCATATCCATTGGGAGTTCCTTGGAATGGATTAATTTCTGTTAGTGAATCTCCATCTGGGGCAGAACCAACTCCATTGTATGCGGATAATATTAAGTATTTGACACTTATTGGGCCAGAGGAATTTGCGGCAACAATTGAGGCTTATACATATCCGGATGAATTTGCAGAGTGCGATGGTTCGTATGAAGCAGCAGATGGTGTATTTATTGGTCAGCAACGACGTAAGAAATTTGGTTTGGTTTATAAATCAAAACTCGGTAATGATGTTGCTGGAAACTCTCTTGGTTATAAGCTTCATCTTATTTATGGTGCATTGGCTGCTCCTTCAGAAAAGGCTTATTCAACCATTAATGATTCTCCAGAAGCAATTACATTTAGTTGGGAAATTTCAACCGATCCGGTTGAAGTAACTGACTATTTGCCAACCGCAATGTTGGTTATTGATAGCACAAAAGCAGATGCAACAAAGCTTAAGGCTCTTGAAGATGAACTTTTCGGTGCTTATTTGGTCGATGCAAATCTTCCAACACCAGATGAAGTTATTACATTACTTACTGTTGCGTAAAATTTATTTAAAAATGAGTGGGCTCTGACAAAGTCATCCCACTCAAAATTACAAATTATCTGAAAGGAGATAATAAAATGTTAAAAAAAACAATTAAATTTAAAGACTTTAATGACATAGAACGAACTAAAGATTTATACTTTCATGTATCAAGAACGGCCGTTTTAACTTCATCGAATGAAGCATATGAAGAAATTATTTCAATTGGGAAACAGCTTCAAGAACGAGGAGAATTATTAAAACAGTTTGATGATGTTTCTATATCGGAAGATCCTTTTGATGAAAAAAATCAGTTGCTTTCCGAAAGCATACGAATGGTTGCGCGTCTTTTAGATAGATTGGTTGATTTATCTTATGGCGAAAGAAGCGAAGATGGATTGAAATTTGTTAAGAACGAACAAGTTCTTTCAGATTTTAAAAATTCTGCAGCATATGATGCTTTTGTTGAAGAAATGCTAATGAATCAAGAAGAAATGATAAAATTTATGAATAATTTGTTAGCAGTTAAATAATTTACAAAATCCGGAGACAAGAGATGTTAACATTAACCATAGCCGATAGTGAATATTATAATGAGGACAGTGCCACATTTGTTTCTGTAAAAGGAAAAACTATAGATCTTGAACATTCTCTTGTCTCCATATCAAAATGGGAGTCCAAATGGTGCAAAGCTTTTTTGGGGAAAGAACAAAAAACAAGAGAAGAAGAAGAAGATTATATACGGTGTATGATAATTGATCGAAGTGTTTCCCCAGAAATAATAAATGGATTTTCTAAAGAACAATTTGAAAAAGTTGCCGAGTATATTGAACATAAAATGACAGCAACAACGTTTTCGAACATTAACAATGGCCCAGTAAGAAACGAGGTGGTTACTTCCGAACTTATATACTATTGGATGATATCATTAAACATTCCTTTTGAATGTCAAAAATGGCATCTAAATAGACTTTTAACATTAATACAAGTATGTAGCATTAAAAATACACCTCCCAAAAAAGTTTCAAGAAGTGCAATTCTTAACAGGAATGCAATGCTTAATGCAGAACGAAAAAAACAATTAAACACGAAAGGATAAATAATATGAGTGACGATAAGGACTTTTTCGAAGAAGAAGAATTTGAAGAACTATCTGAATTAGATACAGATTTTAATGATTATGGGGATGACATAAACGAATTGATTTTTATGGAAAAAGATAATTTTTCTCAATATGACATAAAGATTACTTCTGCGAGACTTAATTGTTTTTCTGGTCCTGGATTAAATTATTCAAACGCTGGAATTGTTAAGCGGGATCAAAAATTTACAGTACTCGAAGAACATTATTCTCAAGATGAAGACAGACTTTGGGGGAAAATTAAAATTGGGGATGAATTTAAATGGATAAATCTAAAGTATTCAAAAGAGGTATATAATGGAAGTAATTTATGAAATTCAAAAATATTTAATTGTTTTTGTTGGTCTTACTTTTTTTTATATTGAAATTGCTTTATTTTTTAAATATAGAAAAATCCCCAAAAAAATATTATATGTGATTGTCGGATTATATTGGGCAATTTATTATATTTATTCAATAATAAGACCTATTATTGGTAGTTCTTATATTGCTCATCAAGAATTTGTTAGACCTGGGATTCTTTTTACATTGTCGGTATTTCTAGCACAAGCATTAAACAAATGGAGGTACCTAAAAAATGATTGAATATTTATTACCGATCGGAAGTTTAATAGCTTCGGCAATTGCTATTTTTATAACAATTCGTAAACATGCCCCGGAATTAGAAAATATTGACGCCGATACTATTTCAAAATTATACGATACAATAGAAAAACAAGAAAAAAGATTTGAAAAACAAGAAGCAAAATACTTAAAATTGGAACAAGAATTCGAATCCTATAAGCAAGCGATGAGTGTCCAAATGGGTTATTTACAAGCAGAAGCTGCAAAATGGCGTACTTGGGCTGAAAAATTAAGTAAACAACTAAAAGATAATAATATTACACCCGAAAATTTCTAAGAAAGGAGGGCTTCAATAATGATACGTTTTACCATAAAAGGAGATTTTAGAAATACAGAAAAATTTTTTGATGGAGCAGAACTAATGCTACCGAGAAAAATTAGAAATATTTTTAATAAATATGGACAACAAGGAGTTGAGGCCCTTCGATCGTATACTCCAAAAAATACAGGAAATACAGCAAATAGTTGGTCCTATGAGGTTCATGAATGGGGCATAGTATGGAATAATTCCAATCTTATAAGCAGTGGAACCCCACTTGCAATATTGATACAATATGGGCATGGAACAAAAAATGGTGGATATGTTCAAGGGATAGATTATATTAATCCTGCAATTGTTCCAATATTTGAACAAATTTCAGAAGATTGTTGGAAGGAGGTTGAAAGTCTATGAGTAAAATTGATAAACGCATTGTTGAAATGGCGTTTGAAAATAAAGGATTTGAAAAAGGGATTAAAGAATCTTCCCAATCTTTAAAGGATTTTGAAAAAGCTTTGGGTGAAACTTCAAAAAGTGGATCTAGTTTTGGTGCTCTTGGTGATATTGCCGAAAGCATTGGTGGAAAATTTTCTGCTTTTGGGGCAATTGCTGTAGGCGCATTAATGAGAATTGGAAGTCGTGCGGTTGATACTGGACTTCAATTGGCAAAATCTTTATCTTTAGATCAAGTAACTGCTGGTTTTCAAGAATATGAATTAAAAATAGGTTCTATTCGCACAATGTTAGCTGGAGGACGTGATAAAAATGGTCTTCCAGTAACTTTGAAAATGGTTAATGACCAACTTGAAGCATTGAATAAATACTCTGACCAAACTATTTATAGTTTTTCAGATATGACTAGAAATATTGGAAAGTTTACAAATGCTGGTGTTGATCTTGAAACCGCAGTTCAAGCCATTAAAGGTATTAGTAATGCAGCGGCTTTGTCTGGATCAAATGCCGAAGAAGCCTCACGGGCTATGTATAATTTCTCCCAGGCTTTATCTGCTGGTTATGTAAAGTTAATCGACTGGAAATCTATTGAAAATGCTAATATGGCGACCGTTGATTTCAAAACAGAATTAATAAAAACAGCAGCTGAATTGGGGACGGTTAAAGAGAATGCAGATGGAACATATAAAGTTCTAACTGATGGCGGATGGAACTTGCCACTTTCTCCTACTAAAAATTTTAATGATTCTCTTCAAAAGCAATGGATGACTAGCGAAGTATTAACTCAAACATTGACAAAATATACTGATACAACAACCGAATTGGGTAAAAAAGCAACCGAAGCTGCAACTAAGGTCCGAACATTTACACAACTAATGGATACAACCAAAGAAGCTATTGGTTCTGGTTGGGCGATGACTTCAGAAAATATATTTGGTGATTACGAGGAAGCAACCAATTTTTGGAGTGCAATTTCACAAAAAATCGGTGACGTTATTCAAAAAAGTTCAGATGCAAGAAATCGAACATTAAAAATGTGGAAAATTCTTGGTGGAAGACAAGCGGTAATAGATGGTTTGGATTCTATCATAAATCTTATTTTTGCTAGTGTTACAAAATTAAAAGAAGCATTTTATGAAATATTTCCCAAAACAACGGCTGCGGATTTAGCTCGACTTAGTTTTGCGTTTAGAGATTTTTTTAAAAATTTAGAATCAAAACCAGAAATTCTTGATGGAATTGCATCTGGATTTAAAACATTTTTTACTTTTATATCTCTTGCTTGGAAAACAATCAGTTCCGTTCTTAAAGGACTAATTGATGGTTTTAAAGAAATGTTTAAAATTTTTAATCTTGGTTCTGGTTCTAAATTTGCTAATTTTGGAAAATCAATTGTTTCATTTTTTGAAAATTTGAATGATTCTACAAAAAAAGCAAATACATTTACTAAAATTTCTAAATCAATAACAGATGCCATAATTAACTTTTCTAATAAAATAAAAGAAGCTTATAATATAATAAAAGATTCAAAATTTGCCGAAATTCTTTTAAGTATTTTTAAAGGAATAAAAGATATATTTTCAGAAATAGATTTCAAAAATATAGGAGATTCTATATCTAATTTCTTTGAAAAAATTAAAGGATTCTTCAAACATAAATGGGAAATAGAAGGTTTAGACAAAGCAGGAGAGAAAATAAAAAACTTTTTTGGATCTATCAAAAAAGCTCCAGGAATTCCAAAAGAAGCAACGGCGATTTCCGAATTTTTTGGAAAAATTAAAGATTTTGTAAAAGAAAAGTGGGAAACCGAAGGATTAACGGGCATTATAAATATTATAAAATCCATTCTTTCGGGAGGACTTATTGTTGGGCTTACAAAATTTATAAAAAGTATTACTGGATTTTCAGATTCTATTGGTGGGGTTGGCGAGGGTATTACTGGAATTTTAGATGGTTTTAAAGGAGTTCTTAAAGGTTATCAAGATCAATTAAATTCCAAAAAATTATTAGTAATTGCAACAGCTATTGCAATATTGGTGGCAGCATTAACAGTAATAACATTATTAGATCAAGAAAAATTAACTTCTGGAATTGCTGTAATTACAACGTTATTTATTGAATTAAGCGCGGGATTAGTTGCTTTAAATGCAATGGGGAATGGAAATAAAGCGGCCAAACAAATGTTGGCATTGTCTGGATCTATTCTTATACTTGCTTTGGCATTAAATATGTTGCGAGGCTTAGATCCCAATGCAATATATGCTTTAAGTATAATTCTTGGTGAATTGGTTATTGCCAATATAATATTAAGCAAAATGCCAGATGGAAATAAAGGAACTGTTGGTCTTATGGGAATGGCCGCAGCGATAGATCTTATTACACTTGCAGTAGTAATTCTTGGAAAAATGAACGTGAATAAATTAAAGCAAGGAATTGCTGCCGTTGGGGTTTTAATGGTCGAAATGCTTGCGTTTTCTGTTATAATGGGAAATTATGGGGGGAATTCTGGTTCTCTTTTAGTTGCTGGAATTGCAATGGGTATTATATCCGTTGCTCTTCTTCAACTTGTTGGTGTTGTTGCAATTCTTGCTCAATTTGATATTAAGAAACTTGTCACGGGTCTTATTGGTCTTAGCGGCATTATGCTTATTATGGCTGTTGGAATGAATGCAATTGGAAACCCAAGAGTTCTTCTTGGCGCCGCGGCAATGCTTATAATAGCCGCTGCGGTTACTTTATTTGTTCCGGCAATTGCGGCTCTTGGATCTTTACCAATTAAAACAATTGGGGTTGGTTTGTTAGCTATTGCTGGAGTATTTGCCGTTCTTGGAATTGCCGGATTGGTTCTTGCGCCGGTTCTTCCGGTTATAATGGGCTTATCTATTTCGCTTGCTCTTCTTGGAGGAGCGATGTTTGCCGCCGGAGCAGGAATGATATTATTTGGAACAGGACTCGGTTTGGTTTCTGCAGCTGGTGCAGGAGCAATTGCTGTATTGGTTTTTGCAATAAAAGAAATTGTGAGTTTAATTCCATTTATATTAACAAAAGTCGGAGAAGGACTTGTTGCTTTGATTCAGGCAATAGGAAAAGCGGCCCCAGAACTTATGACTGCTATCGGAGATATAATCACAGCGCTTCTTGATTTAATAGTAGAAAAAATTCCAGAAATTGTAGAAACTATTCTTACTTTGGTTGGGACTTTATTGGAAATATTAGTTGAAAAAGTTCCAGAATTTGTTGATGCTGGGATGAAAATTATACTTGGATTCTTAGAAGGAATTTCAAATAATATAGGACAAATAATCGAAACAATTTTCCAAATGGTTATTAATATTTTAAATGCAATTGCTGAAAAACTTCCAGATTTAATTAAGGCTGGAGCAGATGTTATCATTGCTTTCATGGATGGAATTGCAGAACAAGTTCCAAACGTTGTAGATGCGGGCTTTAATATGATTATAGATCTTATAAATGGCTTGGCAGATTCAATTGAAACCAATACTCCACTTATACTTGAAGCGGCTGGAAATTTAGCAACAGCCTTTTTGGATGGTCTTAAAGATTACTTTAAGGTCGAAGAAGGGGAAAGTTTAGCGGGAAACATTATTCTTGGACTCATTAATGGCATTATTGGGGGAATACAAGATGTTGTTAATGCTGCCATTGAATTGGGTAAGGGAGTAATTGCAGCGGTAAAAGGTGCATTTGAAGAGAAGTCTCCATCAAAAGTTATGGAGGAAATTGGAAAGTTTGCAGATTTGGGTTTGGCAAATGGAATTAAAAAGTATTCAAACAAAGTATTAGAAAGTTCAGAAAAGCTTGGTGATGAATCCATAAATAGTTTCCGTTCAGCAATGAATAAAATTTCAGATGTTATTAGTTCTGACATTAATTCAAACCCAGTAATTACTCCGGTTTTAAATCTTAACAATATAAAGGCTGGAACGAGTAGTCTTAATGGTTTGCTATCAACAAGCAAATCTTATAGTCTTGCAATTGATAAAATTAAACAAGATGCATTGTCTATTGAAACCAATCAAAATGGAAGTAAAAATTTAGACTCAAATGGTCAAATCATTAAAAATGAATTTAATTTAAATGGTTTAACAATACGATCTGAAGCGGATATCGATACACTTGTTGATAAATTGTATCGAAAGCAAGAAGAAATGATGCGCTCTCGTGGTTTGAGACCATCTTATACTTATTAATTATAGAGGAGGTAATATTCATTATGCGTGGAGGATTTACGTTTAAAGGAATACATAGTTCTGTTTACGGGGTAAGAAAAACGCCAACAAGTGAAATGTTATCTCCTCTTAAGAGGAGAAATCTTATTTCAATTCCCGGTCGATCTAAAGCAATTATTCAACAAGATGGAGGATACGAGCCAAGAATTGAAAGGATTTTATGTACTTATGTAGAACAATCTGGGGTAGATATTTATCAGCAAGTTCGAAATATTGCCGGATGGCTTTCTGGAGTTGGAGAATTAACTTATGATAGTGAACCTAATTTACACTATAATGCATATGTTAGTTCTCCCCCAGAAAGGGTAATTAGAAATGGTTATGCCGCTTTTGAGCTTGAATTTACGATTAATCATCCATTTGCTTATGAAAGAGCAACTCAGTTAGAACGACCAGTTGGTGTGTTTTTACCCAACAACTTTATAAAAATTTTAATCGATGGAACTGTAAATACACCAGTAAAAATAATTATAAAAAACAATACTAGATCAACAATTACTGATTTGAAAGTATTTCATCAATATATTCAAACAGTAGAAAATTAATTAGAAAGGAAAAAATTATGCCAAAAGGAAATGCAGTAAAATTACAAACATTGCTTGATAATTTAAAGGTGATCACCATTATTAATACTCCAAGTGGGGACAATGGACCAAATTATTTGGCTTTATTTTCAACAGATCCGGGAGCAGATTTATCTGGAACAGAAGTAAATTATTCCGGTTATGCTCGACAATCTATAACATTTGGCGATCCAGCTTTAAATGGTGGAATGGCCGAAATTAAGAACACAAATGAAATTGAATTTCCGACTGTACAAGCGTCGAGTGGTCAACTTACCCATGTTGCTATTTTAACTGCAGCAACTGGTGGACAACTTTTATATTATGCAGCTCTTGGACTTTCATATTCTCTTAATCAAGGAGTTAAACCGACCGTTCCGATTGGAAGTTTAACTGTATATGAAGTATAATATATTTTTGGAGGCCCATGATGTTCGACCATAATTTATTTGATAAGAATGGTTTTGATAGTAATGTGCCCGATTCTTCCGATCCTATTTTTTATTCTTATGGGGGGATGCGTGTTAATTTTTTAATAGAATCTCCACTTACAATTATATTTGATGGAAACTCAGATTTAAATTCTTCATTTGATCTAAATACAACCCTTGATATTTCAATTTATGCTTCTTCTGATCTCTCAGTTATTGGAATCGGAGATACAGTTCTTTCGGTTATTCATTTAGAAAATATTACGCTTTTACCAAACGAAGAGATTACAATAGATACTGATTTATTAACTGTTTTATTTGGATCAGAATATGATGTTTCTTCAATTACAAATGACAGTAAGTTTTTCGAATTGGGCCCAGGAAGAAACATTCTCAGTTTTTATGCAGAATTTGAAGGGGTGCCTCCCCTACCGGCTTTTGATAACGAATTAGATGTAACCGTAATATGGGAAAATAGATGGTTATAAAGGATATTTAACAATGAAACCGATAGCTATTTATGATAGATCTACAAAAAAAAGATTGGCATATCTCGAAAACGCGTATGATATTTCATATGTAAAACAAACTAATTCTGTTTGGAATGCATCCTTTAAATTACCATATTCGGATTATAAAAAAGAATATTGTGAGGTTCTTAATTTTGTTGAGATGTGGGATGTTAATACTGGAAACGATGATATTTATGTTGGGTTATTCCGAATAATGGAAATTGTTGAGAGAATGAACCAAACTGACTATGTTATTGAATATTATTTAGAGCATGTAATGAATACTCTATTAGATAGTTATATTCTTGGTTATAAAGAGTATACAACAAGTACAATATCCGACGTAATAACCACAATTTTGGGTTTTCAGAATCAAACAGATTGGGTTCTGGACGTATGCGATTATTCGGACGTTTTATATTTAGCGTTTGAAGACGTCAATATATTAACCGCTTTAAATAATATTACACAATTACTTTCGGAAGATTACTATTGGGAATTTAATACTCAAATTTTTCCCTGGAAGATAAATTTAAAAAAGGTTTCTGGTACACCAATTGCAGATATACGATATAGAAAAAACATATTTGGATTAACTAAAAAATTAGATACAAAAAGCATGATTACAAGACTTTATATTTATGGTGTTGATGCGGACGGGTTGAGAGTAGATCTCACAACGGTTAATTCAGGATTAGAATATATTGATTCTATAACTGGAATTGCAGATTATGGAATAATATCCGCGGTTATAAATGAACCTGCTATTTCAATTCCAGATCATTTGCTTACATATGGAACGGCATTATTAAGCAAATTGGACAAACCATTTATTACATATACTGCTGATATTCAAGCAATAAATAATGCTGGAAATTTAAAAATTGGAGACAGCGTTCGAATTGTAACGGAAGATGAACTGGACACTATATTGACGGTTCAAGAAATCAGAAAAGATAACGTTTCTGGTGCACCATATAGTGGTAAAATAACTATTGGAAAAGGAACTGTAGAATTAGGAATAATAGTTAAAGGCTTTATTTAAAAGAGAGGATAAAATATGACATTACCAACATTACACAAGCCGCAAAAAGATTCTCCAGAGACTTATTTGGCGGCGGGAATTAATGATTTAGTAACAACATTAACATTAAACGATAGTAGTATATTTCAAGCAGATAATATTACAAGACTTACTCTAGGCTTTGATACTTTGGTAACCGAGACGGTTACCGTTCAAAGTTATGGGAGTGGGAATCAAATAACAGTTGTTAGGGGAACTCCAGCATATTCTTGGCCAATTAATACAAAGGTCGCAAGAGTCTTTACTTCTCATGATCTTGATGAAATTCAAGATGCGATTGATTATTTGGACACAAAGGTTCCAAGCATATCAACAGCGATGCTTCAAGATGGTGCGGTTACAAGTTTAAAAATTGCTACATCTGGAGTTGAAGAAACAAACATTAAAGCCGGAGCAGTCACGAATGGTAAAATTGGAGCGGATGCTGTAGATGGAACCAAGATTGCAGATAATGCAATAAATTCAGAGCATATTTATTCTGGAGCAATTGATACGGTACATATTGCGGATTATCAAATAACGTCCGATAAGATTGCCAACTCATCTGTTACAGAAACAAAATTAGGAACCGGAGCAGTAACAACTACAAAAATTGGAGATGTTCAAGTAACGGATGAAAAAATTAGTGCAGTTGCAATGGCAAAAGTTACTGGTTTGTCAACCCATTTGGATAGTTTAATGGCAACTATTGGCTTTGATCCACAATTTCGATTATCTTTGACAAGTGGAAATCCAACCGATCTTGCAAACTCTTCTTCTAGTGGTACAATATATTATGTTCCTTACAAAGGAAATGCAATTCAATTATATAATGGTACTCAATGGGAAATTTTTAATTTAGCACAATTATCATTGACATTAACTGCTACTTCTGGTAAAAATTATGATGTTTTTGTTGATTATAATTCTGGAACACCAGTATTAGTTCTTGGAACGGTCTGGACAAATGATAGCACTCGAGCAGTGGCACTTGCATATCAAAATGGAAGATTTGTCGAAAGTGGAAACCCAGCAAGATTATATGTTGGAACAATTAGAGCAAATGGAACAAACACAACAATCGATACTGCCGAACTTAGAGGTGTTTATAATTTTTATAATAAAATAAAGAAAAATTGTTTATTTACAACAAGTAAGCTTACTGCTGACAAAACAATGTATTGGATAACTGGAAATCCATCTGGTGAAAATATAAAAATTGGAATTGGAGCAAGTTGGACTGCTGGTGGAAGTGGTGAATTTGCAGCCGCATATTTATATTCAACATTAATTCCAAGCGCAGGCAATGGTCATGGAGAAGTTGGGATTTATGGCCTAAACGGAATGGCTCAAGTCGGAAAAACCTGGAGTTTAAATTTTCCAACGGGTTATAATTATGCCACCGCGGATTTAAAACTTTATGATACTGGTTGTAAATCTGAATATTTTAATTTTTATGTTGAAATTTGGAATTAATAATTCGCAAAAATTACAAGGCTTATAATGAAGAAGTAGAGGAGTTGCTTGGTAAGAACGCATTATTGAATGTTGTCTATAACCTTGCGCCTCTACTTTTTTCTTCGCATATTTATCATATGTGATAATTTTTTTTCATTAAAAAATCTGGAAGGAGATTTAAAAATGTCGAATATTTTACAAACTGTTAAGTTTTTCTTAGAAAAAAATAACACCACGATATTAACAGGGATTGGAATTGCAGGAGTTATAACCACCGCAATAATGACCGGCAAAGCAACAATTAAGGCGAATGATATTTTAAAAGACGAAGATGCATTAAATGATACAGTTTTAGAAAAAATAAAAATTGTTTGGAAGTGTTATATACCACCGGTAATGGTTGGAGGAGCGACCATCGGATGTATAATTGGAGTAAATACGATCAATGAACGAAGAAATGCCGCATTGGCCGGTTTATATTCCATTGCTCAAACGACCTTCAAAGAGTATCAAGAACAGGTCGTGAAACAACTCGGAGAAAACAAAGAACGAAAGATCCGGGATGAAGTAGATCATGAAAAGGTTTTAAAAAATCCACCAGACACAGTTATATTTACCGGAGGAAATGTTTTATGTTATGATTCTATAAGTGGACGATATTTCCAGTCTGATATTGAAAAAATTAAAAAAACCGTTAATGAAGTAAACAGAAGGTTAATGACAGAAATGTTTATTTCTTTAAATGATTTATATTTTGAATTGGGTTTGTCGGGAATTAAATTGGGGGATGATATGGGATTTAATCTTGACTATAGTCTTTTGGATATGAATTTTTCAAGTCAATTAACAGAGGAGGGGAAACCGTGCCTTGTCTTAAATTATAATGTTAACCCGAGATAATCGCAAGAAAAACATATGATATAATGAAGTTATATTATAAAAAGGAGAAGGCATGAAACTCAATAAAGAAAACAAAGAAAAATTGAAAAGGAAGTATAATATTTTAATTAATCTTATTTTGGAAGAAAAAGATTTAAACAAAATTTCAGAACTAAAGAAAGAAGCGGAAATTCTTGAAAAATTACTTGATGAAAATCAAAAAGATTTTAGAGTATCTCCGGATACGATTCTAATTGTTGCTGGAAATTTGTTGGGAATCTTATTGATTCTAAAATATGAGGAATTGAATATTATTACAACCAAAGCAATGAGCTTTGTGATTAAGGGAAGGGTTTAACAACCCTTCTTCTTTTTTTAAAAATTATATTTATAAGGAGAATAAAATGAAATTAAGTTTAATCACCATTATTTTATTAAAATTAGAAATTAAGAAATTAAATTTTTTGATTTCTAAAAGCGAAGAAAAAGAAGAAAGAGAAAAAACCAGAATTATGATGAATACAATCACCAATATTAATAATTTAATTATTAATAATCTATATGATTCTGGTTTGTGGAAATTGGAACATACATATCCGAACAGGACATATATTTTGTAATTTATTAATAAATGGGCAGGCTGTAAGAAGCCTAATTTGCTAGAACGAGGCGGCATCATTCCTTTCCTCCTTTTATAGTTTTATTTTCAAGCCGGCAATCACTCGAAGCGTCCTGAAACATGACGCCCCATTTATATTTACAATGAAATTAAAAATGAGAAAATTAATTTTAGTATACAAATACAAACATTATTATAAAGCATTAAATAAAAAAAGCGCGGAACGTCTTATGCAAGTTCAATATTATTGCTGGGCTCCGGGAATGAAACTCGTTAAAAGTTTACCTTCTTATAAAGAAGGTAAATATTTAATTATACAAGTTCCTAGATTTTTAATAAATTTACTTCCAAAATCAGTCAGATGGTAAAGAGGATATTATGAAAGATAATGCGATGGGTTACGTTTCGGATGTAACAACCGAAATTATGAATATTACACGATATTATAAAAGTATAAATAACGGGCAAATAAATAATTTCGATGTTATTAGAAGTTTGGCGCGTAAAACCATATATGCGCAACAGTTGGAAGAAAGATTGAAAAGAAAAGAGGCATTGCTTTTTAAAATCTTGCTTCCATGTAAAAAATGTAGTGGAATCGGATATTATAAGACTAAAAGCGGAGCCGGAGAAACAATACTCGTAAATTGCGAAGACTGTAATGCAACGGGGTATGTTCGTAATTACGAAGACAAATCCGAAGAATTAGAAACAAAAATTAATTTATTTTCAACCATGATACGGGATCTTTTACGAGCATTAAAAGAAGAAACAAACGAAGACACATTCAAAGTGCGCAAAGCTGTCGATACAATTGGCCAATATTATTTACTTCAATTAATGGAAAATATGGAGTTAAGAGAAAATTTAAGGAGAATAAAAAATGAATAATGAATTGTATCGCAAAAAAAACATCTCCTATAATGAAACTATATTATTATAAAGGAGATTAAAATGATTGGAGTAATTGGAACTCTTGTTTCAACTGGAGCTGGTTTAGCTGCAGGGTTTGGAGCGCAAAAAGTAGTAACAAAAGTTATTGAAAACTTGATCACCGTAGAGGAAAGTAAAAAATTCCTCTACGCGGTAGGAATTGTTTGCATTAGCGGAGTTGTTGGTCATAGCGTTACAAAATCTGTGGCGAAAGGAGTCGAGGAGACAATGGAGGTAACAAATACCATAATTAGTAAAATCAAGGAAGAAATAAATAAATCGAAAGAATAAAAGTCTGAGAAAGTCTGAATTAAAAACTCAGACTTTTATTTTTTTTAAGAAAGGAGGTCATATTGAATAACATAGGAAGCGGAGGAATGAAAATTGATAAAATTATAATAAAACAGATGAGCAAAATGTATTTTCAAAACTATTCAGAAGCAAAGATTTATATTTCTGAAAACAATTTAAATAATGAGATTTTTAAAGAAAGTGGAAGATATTACATCTTCATTGATGAATCGCAAAAAAAACAAAGCATATAATGAAACTATATTATAAAGGAGATTTAAGATGAAAAAGTTAGTTCAGTACGTTAAGGAAAATCCAGTAAAGAGTGGTTTGATTGCTGTAGGCGTTATCACCGTGACAACTGTCACGGTAATGGCGGTAAGTGGCAAACTGCCGTGCTTTACAGGCGTTTGCCAAAATAGTAGTGAAACAATTGTTGAAGCGATTTCTGCTTCATAAAAAGTTTCGAAACATAGTGATCTGAGTCGCAGTAAAAACTCAGATCACTTTGTTTTTCAAATGTTATATTTTTTTAAAATTTATAATAGAGGTCTTTCTAAAGAAGCGGAGCGTAAGTTTGGTAGAGAATATTGTTAACCGCGGAATCTCGCACAAAGCCAACTATTATAAGAAAGGAGGTAGTATGGATCTAAATCCATCAACTGGGGTAAATCTTAAAGATTACTCCAATGATATTTTAGCTGGAAAATTATGGAGAATTACAGAAAAGATTGATGGCGTTCGCAGATTATTTTATAAAGATAATACTAATAAAGTTCGTGCATATAGTCGAAGCGGAAAAGCGGATAAGTGGTTAGATCATATAACCTCCTATTTAGAAGACGGGCATTTTCCTTCAAATATGATTTATGATTGTGAGTTGGTTAGTATTGATTCCTATTTAAATAATGTTGATAGTTATATTTTGAGAGCGGAAACAACCGGAAAAGCAGCACAACAGTATCCAGACAATAAAGAAGATCTATCTGCGATTTGTTTTGATATGTTCCATCCAGAAGGAGATATGACAAATGGGGAAGATAGACATTTACTTTTAACAAAAACATTTAGGCGCTCTCCAATCAATTCACCCATATTTATGGTTCCATATTATGGAATTCTTAATGGAAATGATATGCAAACGCTAGCATATTTAATGCGAAACATATCAAAAAGAAATGGGGAGGGATTAATGTTAATGAATCTCGATGCCCCGTATATTCCAGGACGCAGTAAAGAATTAATAAAAGTTAAGCGCGTAGAAGAATTTATAGGAAAAGTGGTGGACGTAGAGTTCGCCAAAGAAGGAACAAAAATAGAAGGGGGTATATCTGCTCTTATTTGCAATATTAGAGGCGCTAATGTTCCAGTAAGAGTTGGCAGTGGTTTTACAAATGAAGAGCGAAAAAAGTTTGTAAGTGCTTCACCAATTGGCAAATTAATTGAAATCGAGGGGTTTAGTTATACAAAAGATAAAGCTGGGAATATTTCAGTTAATATGCCAATTTTTAAAAGAATAAAATAATGAGGAGATATATATGGAAAATAAATTAGTAAGAAATTTTGATGAGGAATTTCCGGGAAATTCAATTAGGAAAAAAACAGAAAAAGTTGTTGATGAAATCAAAGAAAAAAAAGTAGAGCAAATAGTAACCGGAAATGTAATCCGTCAGAAAAAAGGTCTTGGGCAAAAATTCTCGGAAACATTTTTTGGAGACGACGCAAAAAGTGTTGGCGATTATATTTTCCACGATGTTTTGATTCCGGCATTAAAAGCCACATTAAGTGACATGGTTGGAGGCGGAATTGAAATGTTGTTATTCGGAGAACGAAGAAGATCCGGGGGAACGAGTATTTATCGTGACCGTGACAGATCATATGTTCCGTATAATAGGATATCTCGCAGAGATGATTATCGTGGACGAGATACTCGATATAATACAATGAGTAGAGTTAGTAGAGCTCGACATGATTTTGATCAAATAATTATTGAATCACGTGGTGAAGCAGAAGATGTATTAAGCCATTTAGTAGATTTAATCGAAGATTATGGAGTTGCATCGGTTGCGGATTATTACGACCTTGTTGGAATTGAATCTGCATTTACTGATAACAAGTACGGATGGGAAAATCTAAGAGATGCATATGTTGAAAGAGTAAGACAAGGATATGTTGTTAGATTACCAAATCCAAAGGAGATTTAACATGAGCGATATTTTAAACAATCAAAACTATAGAACTGCCAAAATGCTTCCAGCATATCAGAAAATTATCGAAAATCAAACAAAAGGAGAAATTAATAGACTAACTAAAAAAGATTATCAAAATTTAGTTGGTCTAATATCGATATTGGAAGACGAAAATAAACAATTACACGATATGAATGCTAAACTAATTGCTTTTATCGATCAAAAACATCTTCCCGAAGAATGGACGAAATTTATATCTGGAGAAAACAATGCCAACTCTGAATGAAATGCGACAAGAATTATATTCCAAATACAAAGGGCAAAATTGGAAAAAGAAAGTTGACAAAATGTCAGACAATCAAATAATTGCAATTTGGCACTCTATTAAATTAAGAAAAGAAAAAGAAAATGGGCCAAAACAATTGTCTTTATTTGAGGATGAAAATGGGCCAAAACAATTGTCTTTATTTGAGGATGAAAATGGATAATTTTGATAATTTAGTTGGGTATTCTTTTCTCTCTAATTATAGCAATGATTAGATTTGGGTGGTAAAATGGAAAAAGAAACAGACTATATATTTGCTTGTTCTTTTATAATTATAGCAACTATCGCTATAGTTGTATTGACATGTATATTAATCTTTTAAAGAGGAAAAAATGAAAAAAAATAATAAAGAAGTATTCGGTAAATACGAAACCATTGATGGAGATTTTATAACATTGGGAATTTTGATCATTGGTTCTGGACTTTTTCTACTTGCATTAGGTGTAATCCTATTTGCATTTATATTTTAAAAAATCTCATGAAAATAATAAAAGTTGTCGTAGATAAAATCCCCAAGTGTTTTCATTGCATATTTTGGGAACAAGTTGCCGATGAAAGAAATGTGGTAATAGATTATTGTCTTTTAAATAAAAAAAATATAAAAGATTCTATTATTAATTTGGGAAGAGATAATGACTGCATTTTGGAGGAAGTAAAATGACCTCAAAATTAGTTTATATTGCCAGTCCATATACTCATGGAAATGTGGCCATAAATGTCCGAGAGCCGATATTTGTGGCCGAGATATTAATTAAATTTGGACACCTTCCTTATCTTCCACTTATGAGCCATTTTTGGGAAATGATTTCGCCACATCCATATGAATATTGGTTACAAATGGACTTCGAATGGTTAAAGCGAGTGGACTGTATCCTTCGATTACAGGGGGAATCGAAGGGGGCGGATAAAGAAGTTGAATATATGAAAAAACTTGGAAAACCTGTTTATTTTACACTATATGATTTTTTGGAGAAAAATGGAGGTAGCTATGAAAAAAAAGTATAATCTATTAAGTTTTGCTTTTGATATTTTAATGATTGGAGTAACTGCTGGTTTTTGGCTTATATGGATATTTGTTAGAGAAATGCGAAGGAGATAACTCTATGAAATTAAAAAGCATCGTTGATATTTCGTCACAATTTTATAAAGAACCCTCAATGCTTCTTAATACCCCGGGGTGGGAATTTCCTTTGAGAGATTGCCCGGATGTTTTTCTTTTAAATTACGAAACAAAAGAATACAAAGATGAAATAATTCTTAAAAGATTTTCTGCAATTCCTAAAACAAAAGCAATTGTTATTGCTGGATTGGAGCCAATGGAGAATGTAATTGATTTAAGGTCATTTATATTCTCCGCCAGAAAATTCTTTGATCCTGGAAATAGACCAAAAATTATTATATTGACAACGTATTATATGGAAGAATTGCCTCAAAAAAAGTGGGGCGGGCTTCGAAGCGAAATAATACAATATGGAAACTGCATTATTAGATGCGGACGATATGAAAAAACCAAAAAGAAAGTGCTTGGAATTCCGTTATCATATAATCAGAATCTTTATTCTTATAATGGCTATCAATATTCTTAAGGAGAGAAATGTCAAACAAAGTCTATATAAAAAATAATTTAGCACGTGCTAAAAATAAAGAAGAATTGGCAAAAGAATTAGAAGAAGAAGGAAAAAAAACTTTGTTGTGGGGTTTTCAAAAAGAACGAACTAAAGAAGAAGCCGACAACGAAAAAGAAAAACCAAAAGAATAATTCGCAAAAAAAACATCTCCTATAATGAAAATAAAACTTTTAAAAGGAGATTGAAATGTTGAAAATAGTTAAGGCGATTTTGAAATTTATTTTGAAAATATTTCTAAGTTTTGTTGGTGTAATCTGGTGGATTACAACATCAATCTTGGTTATATATTTCGATAAAATTGATTATGGAGCATCAATAGAAAGATTGGACAACGTTTTTGATGCAATGTTTAAAGATTTATAAGTTATAAAAAATAAAAGTCTAAGAAGTTAGTAAAAACTTAGGCTTTTATTTTTCTAAAAATTAAGGAGAATCATGAATAATAAATTAGTAGAAAGTGTTGGCGGTGTGCTAGCTAAAAAAGGAAGCCTAGCACTATTAAAGTTAAAGAATATTTCACCGGAAATATTGATAGGGGCCGGAATCATAAGTATCGTTGCCGGAACTGTTTTGGCTTGTAAGGCTACATTGAAAGTTGATGATATTTTGGACGAGCATGAACGCAATATGCTTGCAATTAATACTGCTCACGAAGAAGTAAAAGATTTTATTGACGATGATGTTCGACAGGAAAAAGCTTTGACATATTTCCAAACTGGAAAAAGTTTTCTCAAAATTTACTGGCCTTCCGCGGTTTTAATGGGTGGTGGCATTATATTTTTGATTAGTTCTCATGGAATTATGAGACAGCGTAATGCTGCGCTTGCAGCCGCATATTCTGTTATTGATACTGCTTTCAGAGAATATCGAGGGCGTGTTGTTGATGAATTGGGCGCAGATAAAGACTTCCATTTTATGCATAATACAACTTATGAAACCATTACAGAAGAAACAACTGATGAAAGTGGTAAAAAAAAGAAAACCAAAAAGGAAATTCAAGTATTAAATGAAGATGGCGGAACAAGTATGTACGCTCGCTGGTATGCAAAACAAGAATGGGATATTAAAGACGGATCGTATACTGGAAGTAGCCAGTGGGTGAACAACCCAGACTACAATGCCACGAACCTAATTTTGAAAAACTCGATGCTTAATGATACCTTAAAAGCACGAGGATATTTGTTCCTCAATGATGTATATGAAGAGCTAGGATTTCCAAGAACCAAAGCCGGTCAAATTGTTGGTTGGGTTTGGGATGGCGATGGTGATAATTATGTTAGTTTCGGCCCAGAAGTTGATGGGTTAATAAATAAAACTAAGACTAGCATTATATATAGGCCTGGTGGAAGTATATTGTTGGATTTCAACGTTGATGGACCAATTCTAGAATTACTTAAATAGGAGTCATCAAATGAAGAAGCCATCCCCAATAAGACCAAGATTGGCGGAGGGAATCGAAAGAACGGTGTTGTTGATAGACTACAGTAATCTCATCTATAGGGCATATTTTGGTAGTATAAAGAGCTGGGAAGTGCGTCCATGGCTACCAATTATGCGATTTATTGACTCCCTTCGCGTCTGCATTCAGCGCTTACACGTCGACGGAGTGCGAATGGAAGTTATATTTGCCGGAGAGAGTCGACAAAAACTAGATAGAACCAATATGGATACTTCCTATAAAAGTCAAAGAGTCCCGGTTCAACATGATATTTTTCGAAAATTTCGTAAAATAATGGCGCTTGTAATTAAAGATATGGGAACTACAATTATGAGCCGGGATGGTGCAGAAGCTGATGATGTCATTGCAAGTGTGGCAAGTTATATTTGCGATCGGGAAAACTCAAAAACAGAAGTTGTTGTATTTTCAAACGATAGGGATCTTAATCAGCTTCTGCGCTTTGACAATTGTTATATTTATAGATCTCCTGGTATATTTTATACAAAGGAAAATTTTATAGATGAGTTTGGATTTCATCCTTCAAAATTTGAAATTTATAAAGCAATGGTCGGAGATAAATCTGATAATATTAAAGGAATTAATGGATTTGGACCCGTTAAAGCCACCAATTATATTTTAAATAATATTATTCCGATTGATGAACCGGATTTTATAAAATCTTTGAAACTTGTATCTTTGGATTGCACTCTAGATGTTCCAATAGAAGGAAGCGTGCTATTAATTGATGACGAATTAACATATAGTAAAATTGATATTTTTCAAGCTTATGGCAGTAATGAAAAATCTAGAGCATTTATGGAAATTCAATTAGCATTAAAAATGTTAGGAAGTGTATATGAACGATGAGCTTTTTAATAATTGGCCGCCTCCAGATGGAGGAACAGCTGCATATTTATCTCAGTATCCAAACACATGGATGGACGATATGGGAGTAATATATTACGATTTAAGCGCTTTTGGTTTTACAGCTTTTGAAAGAGAAACTGTATTATTACAAATTCGTCAAAATTGGCCAAATGAATATTTAAGAACAATTAATAATAAAAATGAAGTTGTGGAAATATTTTGGGAAACCGATTTAAATCATGAATTTTAAAAGGATAAAAGGAAATGAACAATAAATTAATGATGATTCTTGCCTTCGTTTTGGGCGGAAGTGTTGGATTTTTCGTTGCAAAAAAACTCTATGAAGAATACTATGAAAAGCTGTCACAAGAAGATATTGAAGACGTCGTCGCATATTATAAAGAAAAATATGAGGGGAACGGAAAAGAATACAAAAAGCTTGCAGATAAGTATGTAAAACCGGATCTTCATGAATTAGCAGTACGAAAAAACAATAATGAAGAAGATTTTAATTCTGAAGAAATATATTATGAAAATGAGGAAGAGGAGGAATTGGCGGAAATGGATAGAATTGAAGCCGAGGAGATTACTGAAGAGGATGAATATGAGGAAAGCGAAGAACCTCGTATAATCAGTTATGACTTATTTGCAAGAGAATCGGATATATATTCTAAGGTCGATTTGTATTATTACCGGTTTGATGATGTAATGTGCGATGGCAACGATGTTGTTATTGAAAATCCAGAAGATATTCTAGGGTGGGATTTCTTTAACGAATTGGAAACAAAAACAACTGCATTTGTTCGGAATGGAAAATTGAAGATAGATTATGAGATCATTGCCCTTAGCAAATCATATTCTGAGGAAGTTGCCAATCGGTTAGAAACAGATAAAGAAAGAAAGTTTCGCCAATTAGCAAGAAAAAAGAAGGCTTCTGATGATTATGAACCAGAAGAAGATACTCCTAAAAAAACAGTGGTAAAAAAACCAGCAAGAAAGAAGTATAATACCATTGAGGATATTCCGGAAGAATATATGGAATAGTTTAATTGGGTAGACAACCCACGGTAGAATAAAAGCCTTGGTAAGATTACAAGGCTTTTATTTTTTTCAAAAACAAGGAGAGTTATGATAGATGAAGCAAAAAAGTGTCCATTTTGTAAAAGTAAAGCTGAAAAAAGATATTCTTTAAGTATAGATAATTACTTATATACATGTGGAAATAATGAATGCGAGATGACTTCTTGGATGCCTTTGGAAAAATGGAATAATAGACCACTTGAAAATGATTTAGAAAACCATATTTTGATGTATTTAAGTAATAATAAAAAGGTCGAACTAACTGAATTAGTTAATACAACGCTTTTATATTTTGGGAAATCAATCGAGTACGATTCGTTTCAAATAAAAGCGTGCATTTGGAATCTAATATACCACCAAAAGATATTATTAGATTCTGATAGAATGGTATATTTACCAAATAAAAAGGAGTAATGTAATGAAATGGAAAAAGAAGAACGCGCATATTTTAATTACTTAGTAAGATCGATTAGAATAAAAGAAAGCGAAAAGTACCAGTTATTATTGAAAAAATTATGGGATAAAGAATATTATAGTATTCTTCCAAATGATCAGAATAGAGAAAAAGATGGAAGATTTTTACGGGACGATATAGATGATGAATCATATTCTGATTTTGGCCCGTGCCGAGTTCTTGAAATGTTAATAGCATTAAGTAAAAGAATGGAATATGAATTATTTGGAAGCGAATATGAAAGAACATATGTTGACTTATTTTGGGAGTTTCTTGAGAATCTTGGGCTTATAAAATTTGACAACTTAAATGTTTTGACGGACGCCGCTTATCTTGAAATAGACGATATATTAACAAAGTGGCTAGACAGAAAGTATTCTGCTGATGGTTATGGGGGTATATTTCCTATTAAAAATTGGCAAAAAGAAGTAGATAATCCTCAATATAAGGTTGAAATATGGTATCAAATGATGTTATATTTGTCAAAAAACTATCAAATTTGACTAAAATTTGTCACGTTTTTTGTCACGTTTTTGTCACGTTTTTGCAAATGTAGCAAAAAAAAGTGTGACAAAGCCAAAAACGTGACAAAAACGTGACAAAAAACGTGACATAATACCTTTAAAAACTTAATAAAAAGGGCTGTTTTTGCCCCAAAAAGTGCTATTTTTAGGCAAAAAATGCTATTTTTGATGGATTTTACGACTTTTTGATAAATTTGTCACGAAAAAACGTGACATTTCAGTTTACGCTACAAAATATTTTTTAAAAAAAAATATATAATAAAGTGGAAAAAAAAGTGTGACAACGTGACAAATGATATTTTTACAAAAGAAAGGAGGTCCTTAACAGAATAATATGGATTTCTTAGAGATCGTAGAAAAAAAAGCAGTAAATAACAGTAAAACCAGAGAAGCCGGAACGATTGAAATATATCCCGATTTTAAAGTTTGTAAAAGTAAGGACCTTATGGTTCGGGGACGTTCATTTTATGCAATTTGGGACGCTAAACAAAGCGCCTGGCTTACTGATGAAATGGAAGTAGTTAGACTAGTTGATCAAGAATTATTTGATTATAGAGATCGCAATTTTAACGATATTGACAAAGTAAATATTAGAACTCTTGCTAGTTATTCGAGCGGAACGTGGAATCAATGGATTAAGTTTATTAAAAGTATGCCAGATAATTATCATGAAATAGATAATAAGATATTGTTTGCCAATGATAAAATAACTAAGTCAAGTTATTCAACCCATCATTTGCCATATAATCTTGAAGATGGTTCTACAAAAGCATATGATCGATTAATGTCCGTTCTGTATGAAAAAGAAGAAAGAGAAAAGTTAGAATGGGCGGTCGGAGCAATCCTGACTGGGGATAGTAAAAAGATTCAAAAATTTTGCGTGTTGTATGGAGAAGCTGGAAGCGGCAAGTCTACGTTTCTTAATATTCTTCAAAAACTTGTTAGTGGTTACTATATTACTTTTAATGCAAAAGCTCTTGTTGGTAATAACAATATATTTGGAACAGAAGTTTTTAAAAATAATCCACTAGTTGCAATTCAACATGATGGGGATTTAAGTAGAATTGATGATAATAGCACATTAAATTCTATTATATCTCACGAAGAAATTGTAATTAATGAAAAACATAAATCTCAATATTCTATGCCAATTAATTGTTTTCTTTTTATGGGAACAAATAAACCGGTAAAAATTTCAGATAGTAAATCAGGGATTATTCGAAGACTCATAGATGTAAAACCAAGTGGGAAAAGATTATCCGGAAAAGAGTATGATTCCTTGATGGATCAAATAGAATTTGAACTTGGAGCAATAGCATATAAATGCATAAATATTTATAATTCTCTTGGAGCAAAGTATTATAATGCTTATAGACCAAAAGAGATGATGTTCCAGACGAATGTTATATTTAACTTTGTGGAAGAAAATTATTTCTATTTTCTAAATGAAATGGAATATGTACAATTAAAGCAAGTATACGATATGTATAAACAATTTTGTCAAGACAATGGGGGTGGTTATGTTCTTCCTCGCCATATATTTAGAGAAGAATTAAAAGCATATTTTGAAGACTATGCCGAACAAAAGAGAATTAACGAAAAAGCCTATAGATCTGTTTATTGGAATTTCAAGCCAGAAACAATTGATAGTGGAAAGATAAGTGTAAAAGTGGAAGCAGAAGAAAAGTATATTTTAACGATGGAAGAAACATACTCTATATTTGATAAGCAGTTTTCCAGCAATCAAGCACAGTATGCAAATCTTAATGGAACCCCATATTTTAAGTGGGAAAATTGCACCACAACTCTTTCGGAATTAGATACATCAAAACTTCATTATGTTCGTCTTGATGAGAATCATATTGTTATAGATTTTGATTTGAAAAATGAAAAAGGAGAAAAGGATAAAGACAAGAATCTTAAAGAAGCAAGTAAATGGCCGGAAACTTATGCCGAATATAGTAAAAGCAAAGCAGGCATTCACCTACACTATATTTACGATGGAGATCCCGACGAACTTAGCCGTATATATTCTGATGGAATCGAGATAAAAGTCTTTGTCGGTAATAGTAGTTTAAGAAGACAGTTGAGTTATTGTAATAATTTGCCAATTGCTCATATTTCTTCAGGATTGCCGTTAAGGGAAAAAGGAGATAAAAAGATGATTAATCAGCAAGTTGTTAAAACAGAAAAAGCATTGCGAGATTTAATTTTGAGAAATCTTAATAAAGAAATTCATCCCGCAACAAAACCAAGCATAGATTTTATCAAAAAGATATTAGATGATGCATATGAATCAGATCTGGTTTATGATGTTAGTGATATGAAAAATAAAATTTTATCATTTGCAATGAATTCGACGAATCAATCAGAATATTGTGTTGGTATAATACCAAAGATGAAGTTTATTTCGGAAAAAGAAAGCGATCCATTAGATAATTATAAAAATGATGAATTGGTTTTCTTTGATGTTGAAATATTTCCGAATTTATTCATTGTTGTTTATAAGATTGCTGGCGAAAATAGCAAGCCGGTTATACTTATTAACCCCTCATCAAGTCAGATTGAGGAATTATTTAAATTTAAGTTGGTTGGTTTTAATAATCGAAGATATGACAATCATATTTTGTATGCGAGATATATAGGCTATAACAACGAACAACTATATAATTTAAGTACAAAATTAATTGGGAATAATAATTCTGGATTATTTAGAGAAGCATATAACATATCCTATACAGATGTTTATGATTTTTCTAACATAAAACAAGGACTCAAAAAATTTGGTATTGAGTTGGGCCTTCATCATCAAGAGCTTCGTTTTCGATGGGATGAGGATATTCCAGAAGAGTATTGGGATCTTGCTGCGGAATATTGTCTAAACGATGTTATAATTACCGAAGCCGTGTTTAATGATAGAAAAGCGGATTGGGCGGCTCGTCTTATTTTATCCGAATTAACAGGGATGACGCCAAATAGTTCAACTAATCAATTAGTAACAAAACTTATATTTGGAAACGATAGAAATCCACAACTAGTTTATACAGATTTAAGCGAAACTTTTCCCGGATATGAATGGAAACAACTCCAGGATGGAAAATTTCATAATATTTACAAAGGTGACGATATTGGTTTTGGGGGTTATGTTTATGCTGAACCTGGAATACATACACATGTTGCTCTTATTGATATTGCATCGATGCATCCAACCTCGCTTATTAATATGAATTATTTTGGAAAATATACAAAAAATTATGAAGATATAAAAAACGCAAGAATAGCCATTAAGCATAATGATAAAAAAGCAATATCTAAAATGTTTGACGGAAAACTGGTTAAATATTTAGAAGATGATAAAATGATGGAGGATTTGGCATTTGCATTAAAGATTGCATTAAATTCAACATATGGTTTAACATCGGCAAGATTTTCAAATATTATGAAACACCCAGATAATGTCAATAATATTGTTGCTTTAAGAGGAGCGTTATTTATGAGAACTCTTCAAGATGCTGTTAAAGAAAAAGGATTTACGGTTGCACACATTAAAACAGATTCAATTAAAATTCCAAATGCAACAAAAGAAATAATTGATTTTTGTAAAGATTTTGCAGTCAAATATGGGTATGAATTTGAGCACGAAGCAACATTTGAAAAAATGTGTTTGATAAACGATGCCGTTTATATTGCAAAATATTCTTGGAATGAAAAAGAAAATAAGATTGGAAAATGGACAGCAACCGGAGCGCAATTTCAACATCCATATGTGTTTAAAAAGCTTTTTAGTAAAGAACAAATCAATTTTAAAGATTTATGTGAAGTAAAATCAGTTACCGGAGATTCATCGTTATATTTGGATTTGAATGAATCTTTGGGAGAAGACGAGCATAACTATATGTTTGTTGGTCAAACTGGTGAATTTTGTCCAATCAAATCTGGTTTTGGCGGAGGAATATTATATCGAGAAAAAGATGGTAAATATTATGCCGCAACTGGAACAAAAGGATATCGTTGGTTAGAATCAGAAGTTGTTCGGAATTTAAAAGATCAAGACAATATTGATTATTCATATTTTGACAGTTTAGTAAATCAAGCAATTGATACAATAAATAAATTTGGCGATTTTGAACAATTCGCCGCAAATAATGAAGGAGAATAAAAATGACAAAAACAAAAGTAGTAGATAACATTAATATTTCCGACGCTAGAATTGGCTTTAGAAACTTTTCTGGAAAAGAAGGGCAATTCAACCCGGCAGGAAATAGAAACTTTGTTGTCTTCATTGATGATATCGATGAAGCGAGGAAGTTAGAAGACGAAGGGTGGAATATTAGATGGTTAAAGTCTAAAAATGAGGATGAGGAAGATCAGCCAATCCTTTCGGTAAAGGTTGCTTTTGGAACATATCCTCCAAAAATTGTTCTTGTAAGTCGAAAGGGTTTAACCCAGCTTGGAGAAGGCGAAATTGATATTCTCGATTGGGCCGATATAAAAACCGTTGACATTACAATTCGTCCTTATAATTATGATGTTAGGGGGAAGGTCGGAGTTAAAGCATATTTGAAAACGATGTATATTACAATTCAAGAAGATAGATGGGAAGCAAAATATGTTAATCCACCAGACTCTGCTCAAGATGCCGTATGCGATCCAGGATATGAATTCCGAGATGGTTCGTGTAGATTAGTAGAATAAGGATATAGAGAATTATGGTAAATCTCTATGACCATCAAAAACGTGCCATAGAGAAATTAAAGCCCGGGTCAATTCTAGTTGGTGGAGTTGGCTCGGGCAAAACTTTGACATCACTAGTATATTTTTATGAAAAAATTTGTGGTGGAAAACTTTTCGATAAAGATAGCAATACATATTCTCCAATGCGCGTGAAAAAAGATTTATATGTGATAACGACAGCAAGAAAAAGAGACACATTAGATTGGATTAAAGAGGCATCAAATGTTCCATTAAAAATTACCAAAGTTGATAGTTGGAATAATATCTCAAAGTATACATCAATTAAAGATGCGTTTTTTATATTTGATGAACAGCGAGTTGTCGGAAATGGAGTTTGGGTAAAATCATTTTTAAAGATTACAAAAAATAATCAATGGATTCTATTAAGTGCAACTCCTGCAGATACTTGGATGGATTTAGTTCCAGTTTTTATAGCAAATGGATTTTATAAAAATAGAAGCGATTTTTTAAGAAGGCACGTTGTTTATAGTAGATTTTCAAAATTTCCAAAAGTGGAAAGATATTTAGAAGTTAGAAGATTGGTTGAACTTAGAGATTCAATACTTATTAATATGACTTTTAGAAGAAATACAATTTCTCATGAAGAAAATATAATTTGTTCTTTTGATAAAGAAAAACAAAGAAGATTAATGGTTGATCGGTGGGATATTTATAATGATGTTCCAATAAGAGATGTGTCTCAGCTTTGTTATCTTTTAAGAAAACTTGTTAATTCTGATAAAGACCGTTTGGATAAATTAAAATCTCTTTTTGAACGACATAAAAAGATAGTTATATTTTACAACTTTAATTATGAGCTTGATCTTTTAAAAAAATTTGCAGAAGAAAACAAAATTTCATATTCCCAATGGAATGGGCATCGTCATGAAGAAATTCCCAATGAAGAATCGTGGTTATATTTAGTTCAATATATGGCTGGTGCCGAAGGATGGAATTGCATTGAAACTAACATAATTTTATTTTATTCATTGAATTATTCATATAGAATAATGACCCAAGCCGCGGGAAGAATTGATAGAATAAATACTTCATTCACCGATTTATATTATTATAAATTTATTAGTAATTCAACAATTGATATGTCTATCAATAAAGCAATAAAAAACAAGCAGACGTTTAATGAAAACAGATTTATGAAGGTATAATTGCCTCGCATAAAAAACATATGCTATAATGAAGAGATATGACATGTTTTGTTACATGGCTTATTTTTTTTTTGAAAGGAGAACATTTTGGAAAGCAAATTTCAAAGTAATTTAATTAAAGAAATTAAAGAAAGATTCCCTGGATGTGAAGTTATTAAAAATGATAGCGGTTATATTCAGGGAGTCTGCGATTTAATAATTCTTTATAAAAATAAATGGGCAATGTTAGAAGTTAAAGCAAGTTCAAAATCAAGAAAACAACCCAACCAAGAGTATTATGTTAAAAAATATGGCCAAATGTCATATGCTGCATTTATTTATCCAGAAAACAAGGAGGTGATCATACATGAATTGGAACAAACATTCAGGACTTAAAGATATTCACGCTTTTTTATCTCCATCTAAATATCATTGGGTTAATTATGATGATGAAAAATTAGTTAATGTATATTTGTCATGGTTGGCGATTCAAAGAGGAACAGAGCTTCATGAGCTAGCTTCTAATTTAATTCGTTTAAGACAAAAGCTTCCAAGAACAAATAAAACTTTAAATCTTTTTGTAAACGATGCAATTGGTTTTAAGATGGAAGCAGAACAAACATTATATTATTCTTCGAATTGTTTTGGAACAGCAGATGCTATATCTTTCAGAGATAATTTTTTGCGCATTCACGATTTAAAAACAGGAAAAACCCAAGCATCAATAAAACAATTAGAAATATATGCGGCTTTATTTTGTTTGGAATATGACATTATACCAAATAATATCGACATAGAATTAAGACTTTATCAATTTGATGAAATTTTAATTCATATTCCAGAACCAGAAGAAATAATGTATATTATGGAAAAAATTAAGAATTTTGATAAAAGAATTGATATTTTAAAACAGGAGGATTAATTTCTATGACAGAAATAAAGCATTATGGAACTCCTAGAAAATCAGGAAGATATCCTTGGGGAAGTGGCGACAATGCATATCAACGAAACCCCTCTATTAGAGCTCAAATTAAAGAATTAAAAAAGCAAGGATTAACTGAAAAACAAATTGCAGATGGTTTTAAAATGTCAACCACTCAACTTAGAGCAGAAATTTCATTAGAAAAAGCAGAAGAGAGACAAGCGAATTCTGCCTTTGCCCAACGCCTTTTAGATAAAGGATATTCAAAAGTTGCAATTGCCGAAAGAATGGGTAGAGGAGAAAGCTATGTTCGAAGTTTATTAGATCCGGCAATGCAAGAAAGAGCATTAATAGTAGAGAATACTGCCAGTATGTTAAAAAACCAGCTTAAAGAAAAACGATATTTAGATATTGGATTGGGAACAGAAATCCAAGCCGGAGTTACAAGAACGCAGTTAAATGTTGCAATTGCCGAACTTAAAAAAGAAGGATATAAAGTTCAATATATTACAACCCCACAGCCTGGAGGAAAAAAAACAAGTGTAAAAGTTTTAACTCCTCCCGATGTTACATATCAAGAGCTTTATAAAAATAGAGACAAAATTAAAATGATAGATCAGTGGTCCGATGATGGAGGGAGAACTTACAACACTAAAAAACCACCAACAAATATTTCAAAAGATCGTGTCGCGATAAAATATGGTGAAGATGGTGGAGCCGATATGGATGGCGTTATTCAACTTCGTCGAGGCGTAGAAGACATTTCTCTTGGGGATAAACATTATGCTCAAGTTCGAATTGCTGTTGGCGGGACACACTATATTAAGGGAATGGCCATATATTCAGATGATCTTCCGGATGGGGTTGATATTTTATTTAATACAAATAAATCAAAAGATACTCCAATATATGGTGCAAAAGATAATTCAATTCTTAAACCATTGACAAATGACCCACTTAATCCATTTAATAATGCTGAATATAAACAAAAAGACTATATTTCAAAAGATGGATCTAAAAAGCTTTCGGCATTAAATATTGTAAACGAAGAAGGAAGTTGGGATAGTTGGTCTAGAACATTATCTTCTCAGTTTTTATCCAAACAAAGTCCAGCGTTGGCAAAACAGCAGTTAGATCTCGATATTAAAATAAAAAAAGAAGAATTTGATGATTATAATTCTCTTACGAATCCAACAGTAAAGAAAAAGTTGTTGTTAACATATGCCGATGAATGCGATTCTGATGCCGTTCATTTAAAAGCGGCAGCAATGCCACGACAAGGAAATTTTGTAATACTTCCATCAAACGACTTAAAACCAACAGAGGTTTTTGCTCCAAAATATAATAATGGGGAATCGGTTGTTCTAATTCGACATCCACATGGTGGTATATTTGAAATACCTCAATTAACTGTTAATAATAACAATCCAAAAGTGAGATCGATTCTTGGAAACAACCCAATAGATGGAATTGCGATAAATCCAAAAGTTGCAAAAAAGCTTTCGGGTGCAGATTTTGATGGAGATACTGTTCTTGTTATTCCAATTAGAAAAAGTAATGAAATTAAAATATCTAATTCTTTAAAGGGTTTGGCAGATTTTGATCCAAAAATTGCATATCCATATTTTGAAGGAATGAAAGTAATGACAAAAGGAAATAAACAGACCGAAATGGGTAAAATTTCCAATTTAATTACAGATATGACAATAAAAGGCGCTTCTCAAGATGAAATAGCAAGAGCGGTAAGACATTCGATGGTTGTAATTGATGCTGAAAAACATAATTTAAATTATAAGCAATCATATAAAGACAATGGGATCGCTCAACTTAAAGAAATATATCAAGGTGGTTCGACAAAAGGAGCATCAACTCTTATTTCTAGAGCATCATCACAAATGCGAGTCGATAAACGAAAAGATATTTATAAAATTGATCCGGAAACAGGGAAAAAGATATTCGAACCAATACCAGAATATAAAATTAATAAAAAGACTGGCGAATTAATTCCGAATTCAACCTATATTAATAAAAAAGGTAAGGTTGTTAAAAAGAAAACGCTTACTACAAAAATGTATGAAGTAGAAGATGCTTTTGAATTAAGTTCTGGAACTCGAATGGAAACCATATATGCTAATTATGCTAATACTTTAAAAGCAATGGGAGATCAAGCAAGAAAAATCGCTGTAAATACCCCCCCCATTGTGTATTCACCATCCGCCAATAAAGCATATAAGCCTCAAGTTGAATCTTTATTATCTAAGCTATCGGTTGCAATAAGTAATAAACCATTGGAAAGACAGGCATTGTTGCTTGCCGACACAATAGTTAATTCAAAACGACAATCAAATCCAGATCTTACAGCAAAAGAAATTAGTAAGATCCGGGGCCAACAAATTGCCGAGACTAGAAAAAGAGTTGGCGCATTAAAAACCCAGATTAAAATAACCCCCCTAGAATGGGAAGCTATACAAGCTGGTGCAATTAGCAATAGTAGATTATCAGACATTCTAAATAATACAGATTTAGAACTTGTAAAAAGCTATGCAACTCCAAGACAAAAGACCGGCATATCGGCAGGCAAGTTATCTAGAGCCCGTACATACTTTAATAGTGGCTATACTCAAGCAGAAGTTGCACAAATGTTGGGCGTTTCTGTTAATTCATTAATGCAAGCACTAAATGGATAACGAAATGATAACAATACATACACTATTTAGTATTAATAAAGAAAGGAGATCGAATGGAAACAGAAACAGAAACAGAAACCAATGAAGTTAATGAGAAACTTGCAGTTTTTCTAACAACAATTGACAATCCATTCAATCCTTACACGGAATGGGAAGAATGGATTCGTTTTGATGAGGATAGAGGTTACTATTCTACAGAATACTTGGCGCGAATAGTTAAAACCTCAGATGAGCTATCAGACTATGACAATCTTTCTGCAATTGAAGAAGCAATAGATGAAATATGCCGACTAAATGTATTGGGTGTCTATAAAAAAATAACAATTTTTAAATAAATACCGAGTAAAAAGAAATAAAAGTATATTATATTGTAGTGGGGGGGCATATGCCTCCTCACTACCCCCCCTCTTAAATCGCCCGCTCTCA